GCGTCCTTCAGCGAGAGCCTTGTCGATGTCCGCCTCGATGCGCTTCGCGTCGTCCAGCCGGCCGCGGTACTCCCCCCTGGCGAAGTCCTTGTAGAACTGGTCCATCTCGGAAATGGCCCAAATCTTCTGGCCGTCGTCAGGCGTGAACACCGTGCCGGCGCGGGCTTGGCCCGGCGACACCAGTTCGGACAGTTCGGCCTGCGGATCGACGGGCGCGGGGGTGGGCGTCGGCGGTGCGGGCGCAGGTGCTGTGGCCCCGAGGAACTGGTTGAAGACCTTGGCCGTCCGGTCCACGTCGTAGGCGTGGAAGGCGGTTTGCAGGATGTCGTTGCGTACGAGCCCGCTGAAGTCGTCCAGCTGCAGCAGCCAGTCCTTGAAGTCCTGGCGCGCGTCGGTCTCCTCATAGGTCGGGCAGAGCTTCGCCAAGGCGGTGAAGTAGGCTGCCCGCCGCTCGTCCGCGACGTTTCCCCTGACGGTCTCAACCTGTGTCGCCTGGGCCGCCATCTGCTTGCGCATATCGGCGAGCTCGCCCTGCAGCTTGGCCTTCTCCCGCGCGTCCGTTTCCACGGCCACCCGGCGGATCAGGTCAATCAGGTCGTCTCCGTAGGTCTCGGTGTCCTCGTCCGTGACCAGCTTGGTCACCGCAGGCAGGTCCGGCGTCGGCGGCGTCTCCGGTGTCGCAGCGGGCTTGGCGGCGCGAAGCTCCTCGATCTGCCGGGTGAGTGTGTCGACTTGGTTCCGCAGTTGCGGCACCTCGGCGTTGTACTTCCCCTGCAGGGTCTGGAACTTGTGCTGCCAGTCCTCCGCGGCCGGTGGCGGCGTCGGTGGCTCTGCCGGCGGCTCGCGGGCGGGCGGGTCCTCTGGGGTCTCCTGGGGTGGCGCGAGTTGCGCGTCCAGGGCGTCCATGGCTTCCGCTTGCCGCTTCACGGCCTCGGGCACTCGATCTCTCATCCGCATCTCCAGCTGCATCTAGGGTCGGCCTCAGCCGGTGTCCTTCTGGTCAGCTATGCGAGTGGGATTGTTCGTCCCACTGTGGCCAGCATAGCCCGTGCATCGAGCACGGTCTGCCGGAATTCTCGTAGGGTCGACACCCGGCCCCGAAGCTCGTGGACGTCTGCGTTGTCACGCGCGCCCAGCAGTCGCTTCGTCGCCGCCTCGATCTCGACCTCAAGCATGGCGTTGATGTCGCGCCACCTCGGGGTCTCCTCAAGCTGCGCGAGCGCGGTGAGGGCTTCCGGGGTGGGCTTCGTCAGCATCCGGCGGCACGCTGGTGGCGCGTCCCCAATTTGTCAATGCCCGGGGCCGAAGGTGTCGGTCACCGGAGCCCCGTCCATCAGCTGCTGCGCATTGCCCTGGGTGGCCCCAGGACCGGGCGGTGTGCCGCCGGCGGGCGCACCTGCCGCCGGCCCGCCACCGGCCGGTGGCGGGCCGCCTGGGGCTCCTGGCGGGGCATTCGGGTCGGGAGCGGCCAACGCCGCCTTGGCCTGCATGCGCTGCCGAAGTTCGTCGGTGTCCGGCACCACCTTGTCGGTGTCCATCTGCAGGGTCTTGGCCGTCTCGCGCAGCACCGCGGCGCGGCCCTCGATGCCCATGATCTGCATGTCGATCGGGTTGGCGGTGGTCGCCAGGAACTCGTTGCGGCGGACCTGGGCGCTCTCCTTGGCGGTGATGTTGCTCGCACCCTTGGCCGAGATGCAGACGTCGCCCTTGAGCTCCGGGTCGGTCTCGTAGCGCATGTTGAAATAGTAGAGCCGCTCCAAGAGGGGCTCCATGATGTTGAGGTCGATGTTCTGGATCACCGCGGTGATGATCTTGCCGGCGTTGCCGATCATCATCGACATGCCGCTCGCGGTGCGGCCAGCACCCCCGGCCGCCGCGTTGCCGGTCATGTAGCGCGGGATGCCCGAGTACTCGTCGGCCATGGTGGTGAACTTGTCGAACAGCTGCATCAGGTCGCCGAGGATCGACTGCGGCTGGAAGAACCGGATCGGCGGGTCCGCCGACGCCCCACCCATCGGGTCGCTGTTCAGCTGCCAGATGCGCCACGGCTTCAGCTGGGTGATCTGCTCCCCGGGCGCGATGCGGTCCGTTAGGATACCAACCTGCGGCCCTGAGGCCAGGGCCGCGTTGTTGATCATCGACCGGGCCGCGGCGTTGCAGATGTCCTGCGGATCGCGCACGAGGTCGCAGACGCTGTGGCCCCAGAAGCTCCCCGGCACCTTCTCGAACGACGTCGCATAGTAGGGCTTCCGGTCCAGCGGGTCGGGGTTGAGCATGGCCTTGATGACGTAGGGTCCGACCAGCCACCCCTCGATCATGTACTCCTTCATCGGCTGGGGAATTTGCGCCCGGGTCATCCCCCAATCGAGCAGCAGCTGGCCCTGCACGAACCCCCAATACTGCAGCGCGTCGATCAGCCCGTCGGGGTTGGCGGCCAGCGTGGTCGGCGGCCGGCCGGCGGCGTCGTCGTGGTCCATGTCGTCGTAGATGTAGTTCAGCAGGCCGCTGCGCCCGTAGTTGTCGAGGACCATGTCGATGGCCCCGTCGTCGTAGCCGGGCACGCCCTTGAGGTCCTGCAGGTCTTTTCGTGAGAGCCGGTGCTTCTCGATCGTGTCCCCGTCGTCGATGCAGGTTGCCGCAGGGGAAGGGTAGAATTTGAACGGATCGACCCGATCCCACTCCTTCACGAGCTTGATTTGCACCACCGGCTGGCTGTCCGGCCCCCAGGTCAGCACCGGCTTCATGCGGATCACCGGCCCCTTGAGGATGGCCGTCGGGAAGGTGGTCAGGTCGTTGATGAAGGCGTCCATCGCGTCGAGGAACCCGCCCTCGGTCAGCTGGTCCTCCATCTTGTCGGCCATGCGCCCGCAGCGTTTGTCGGCCTCCTGGCGGATGGCTTCCAGGGCTTGGTCCTTCATCATCGACATCATGTGGACCGTCGACATCGGGTCCGGCGGCTCGCCCTGGCCGGCGGCCGCGGCCATCAGCTGGTCCTTCAGCGGGATCATCGCCTGCTTGACGATCAGGTCGTTGATCGCCGGCGGAAGCTCGGGGACCTTGGTCGGCTTGATCGACCACGGCCGATCCTCGCCCGTCGACATCATCACGTCCCTGATCCACGCCGAGGCCGCCCGGCACTTCTGGCCGGTGACGCCCGCGTAAACCTCGCTCCCGCCCTCGGTGCGGATGGCCGCCAGCTTCTGCGGCGTGTAGATCGACCTGCGCGCCCGCATGTTGTCGATCATCCGCTGCTCGACGTCGGCGAACCGCCGCGCATCGCGCGCCAGCACGAACTTGTGGTGGATGTGGCCGGCCAGCCCGGTGATCAGCGGCTGGGCCTGCCGGTCCTCGGCGGCCGACCGCGCATCGGCGTCGCGCTGTTGCAGGGCTCCCAGGCTCATGGCGCGCATGGCCGGGTGCTGCAGGACCACGACGTTGGAGGGGGCCGGCGCGGTGGTCGCCGTGGCCGGCAGGCCGACCTGGGGACCGACGGTGGCGGGCTGACCATAGGGGGACGGGCTGACGGCCATGCGGGTCTCCTATCACGTCCAGCCGAGCGCGTTGACCTTCTGCACCGGACGCGCCTGCTGGCGCGCTGTCCAGGGATTACCCCCCTGCTCGGCGTCGGCGTGCAGGGCGGCGTACTGGTCGGCGTCGGCGATGTGGCTGTAGGGCCCTTGTCGGGGATGTCCTCGGCGTCGCCGGACTTCTTCAGCTTGTAGCGGTAGCCGCCCCGGTAGGCGGCGATCAGCGGCTTGGCCCCCTCGGGGCAGAGGAGCCGGGCGGGGCCGCCGTCGATCTGCCGGTTCAGCTGCTTCTCGACCGCGGCGATGCGCGCTGCGATGTTGTTGGTGCGCGCCGGGATGGCGTGCAGCCGGGCTTGGCGCAGCATGTCGAAGCAGGTCCGCTCGTTGGTCTGCGCCCGCTGCTGGCCCGCCGGGTCGCCGACGATGATGATCGAGAACCCTGGATACTTGCTGGCCAGCTTGGGCTTCAGCTGCTGCTCGATGAACCGCTCGATGCCCATGTTGTCGGAGGTCAGGGCGTCGTAGGTCAGGAACCGACCCCTTAGGTCGATCTGGTTGATGGTGACGCTAGGGTTCAGCCCGAAGTCCATCCCTAGGATCAGCGGCCGGTCGATGATGCGGATCGGATTGAGCGGGGCCTTGGCGATGTGGAAGTCGGGCTTGAAGGTGCGGTAGACGGGCAGGCCGGCCAGGGTGCGCCCGAACTTGGCGTGGATGTAGACGTCGATCCAGTCCTGCGATTTCCCCTCGGCGAGGTTGGTGTAGTAGTCCTGCGGCAGGTACTCTAGCCAGTCGGCCTCGGCGCTGAGGCCGCTCGGCTGGAAGTGGGCGCTGACGTTGGACGGCGGATCGGAGAGGAGCTTCTCCCAATGGCTGTCCATGTCCGGCGGGTTGGAGCACCCCCAGATGTGTTTGTTCTCGCGGCCGTCATCGGTGACACACCCGACGCCGTTGTCGAGCTTCGATGGGTAGCGGCCGACCCGGCCCTGCAGGGCGTCATAGACCGCCTGATTGATCTCCCGGAATTCATCGAGGATGCCAAACGACGTCTGCAGGGAGAGCAGGCGGCGAACGTCGTTCTGGTCATCAAGTCCCCGAAACAGAACCTCGCACTCCACGTTGCCGAAGCGCAGCATGAATTTCAGGTCTGTCCGAATAAACTGCCCCGCCAGCCCATCCGGGAACCACCGCAGGAAGTCTGGGATCGACGTATCTTTCAGCTGCTCACGCGTATTGCGGACCCACACCGCCTTTGAGCGGCGGACGCCGTCGCGGCAGCGGGCCATCTGCGAGGCGTGGTAGGCGATCTTCATGATCGCCGCGGTGGTCTTGGTGCTGCCGATCGGCCCGACGATCAGGTCGATGAACCTGTCGTCGAGGAAGAACCCGGCCACGCTGGGCGGCGGCGAATAGACGAGGGTCTCGGTCATGCCGACCGGACTTATCCACAAGACTGAAACAAAGCCCAGCCGCTGCGCGGCTGGGCGCACCTCTTAGCGAGAGGTCAAGGCTGACGTGTCAGCCTTGGAGGAAGCGCGTCCACGTCCCTTCCATGGACGCCACGTAGAGCGCGCCGAGGCCATTGGCTTGCGCCAGCGAGGCCGCGCCGTTGATGGTCGCGCCGCCCCAGCCCCAGACGGTCATCGAGGCCGCGCCCTGGTTCTGGATGAGGATGGTGTCGCCGCCGAAGGTGATCGGCAAGGTGACGCTGTCGGCCGCTGTGGCCACGGCCGCGACCTTCACGAACGGCGCGGTGATCAGGGTGGGATCGGTGGCGACGGTCGCCGCACCCCCGCCGACCTTGGCGGCGGCGATGACCTGCTTGGGACCGGGCGGGGGGAGTTGGGTGCTGAGGCCGGGCATGCGGTTCTCCTAGGTTTCCAGAGGCCACCTGGGGCAGTCGCTGGGTCGGGGAAGGCTTTCCGAGGCGGGGACCCTAGACCTGGGGACGCGTCGTGGGAAGGCCGATCGGCGTGCCAACACTCGCCCCCGGCTGCGTGTCGAGGGACCGTGATGGTCCAGCCGGAGGCGAGGCTGTGGCGGCCATGACCGCCGCAGGGGTGCCGACCAGGGCCGACGGCCGCAGGTCGAAGTCGGGCACCTTCAGGGCGGCCGGCGGCGGCGGAAGCTGGGGGGCGAAGTCCAGGGTCATCACGGTCTCGGCCACCACCTCGGGGACGAGTTCCTGCGGGGCGTGGGACCGGACGACGTCCGTCCCGTTGACCTGAATGTTGATCTGGAAGGGCGGGCCGGCGGACGCCGCGGCCGCGGCGCTGGCCGGCTTGAGCCGGCCGATGTCGGAGAGTTGCTTCGCCGTCTCCACCATCAGCGGCGCGGCGAGCGAGCCGGCCATGCTCTGCTGGAACAGCCGCGTCAGGAGGGCCTCGGCCATCATGCCGGCCTTGGCGGTGAACAGGACGCCGTCGTCGGCAAGCTCCTGGCGCTTCCTGGCCACGAGCTCCCCGAACCAGTGCAGGGCGGCCAGCGTCTCGTAGGCGACCGCGTCGAAGCCGTACCGCTCGGCGATGTCGTGGGGATGCTCGGCCCCAAGCGCGATCTCGGCGACCATCTGCGGGTCGAAGTAGAGGATCGGGCTGAAGGCCATGGCGGGCTGGCTCATGCCCGCAGAGATAGACCCTGGTCGCCGGGGCGGCCAGGGTCCGGGTGTACGTTCGGTCGAAGCGCCGGGGGGGGCTGTGCCGTTCCGCTCGTTCACCGCGCAGGGCTAATCTAAGCCATGGGCGTTAGCGTCTCAAGGGGTCTCAGTCGCCTGTCTCGGGCTCGCGCAGGTCTTCGTCCTCGTCGTCCTCGTCGTCCTCGTCGTCCAGGGCGACATGGACGGGGTCGTCGTCGCGCGCATCGCGCGGGGCGTGGTCGAGGCGCGAGTAGGCCATCAGCGGCCAGATTTGGCGGACGCCGTCCTCGTAGGCGAACCTCTGGCCCTTGGCGGTGTCGAAGTTGGCCGGGTCCATCGGGGCGGACTTCCCGACCACGCAGAAGCCATTGGCCAGCGAGAGGAAGGCCAGGGTGAGCCGGCGCTCGGAGGACGTCGGGTCCATGCCGCTGTCCTCGACCGCGTCGCCGGCATTCACGTAGTGGACGCAGGTGATCTCGGCCTCGATGTCCTCAAGCGAGACACGGCCCTTCGGATGCGCCGCGTTCCTGGCCGAGTACTCCTCGGTGACCCTGAGGCTGTCGCCGTCGATCGGAGGGGTCGGGGACGAGGTCGGTGGGGCCATGTGCGCGGGGGTCC